GCAGGAGCTCAAGCTCCTGGCGGGGCTCATCCGCGACTACACGGACGACGACTACGACTACGACCCGGTCGATGCACCACGTAAAGCCAAGAAGTCGGACTACAGCCACGTTGAGATCATCCCCGTCAGCGACCCCAACGCGGCCACCATGAGCCAGCGGGTCGTCCAGTACCAGGCCGTCATCCAGATGGCGCAGATGGCACCGGACATTTACGACCTGCCCAAGCTGCACAGGGGCATGCTGGAGGTGCTGGGCATCAAGAACGCAGCCGAGCTCGTGCCGCTGCCTGACGACCAGAGGCCCAAGGACCCCGTCTCGGAGAACATGGCTGCGCTCAAGGGTGAGCCGCTCAAGGCGTTCCAGTATCAGGACCATCAGGCCCACATTCAGGTGCACATGTCTGCCATGCAGGACCCCATCGTCATGCAGCTTGTAGGACAAAACCCCAGAGCGCCGCAGATTCAGGCTGCCATGATGGCCCACATCGCTGAGCACGTTGGGTTCGCGTACAGGCAGAAGATTGAGCAGCAGCTCGGCATGCCGCTGCCGCCCGAGGACGAGAAACTGCCGCCAGAGATCGAGCTGCAGCTCTCGGCCATGATGGCCCAAGCGGCCCAGCAGGTGCTTCAGCAGAGCCAGCAACAGGCGGCCCAACAGCAAGCGCAGCAGCAGGCTCAGGACCCAGTGCTTCAGATGCAGCAGCAAGAGTTGCAGCTTCGTGCCCAGGACCTGCAGATCAAAGCGCAGAAGGTGCAGGTTGACGCTGCCGCCCGGGCCGACGAGCTGGCGCTTAGAGAAAAGCAGATGCAGATCGACGCTGCCTACAAGGCTGACAAGCTTGAGGCGGATCAGGAACGTGACGGTGCGCGTATGGGCATCGACATCGCCAAGAGCCGTCAGCAGATGGCGCGTCCTCAACCAACTAAGGGTAAACCCTCACCTAAATGATCCAAGATTTCGCACGCGTGTTGCGCGAACAAATACGCACCGACATGAACAACTACGCCGATGACTTGGCAGGCGGAGCATGTCGCACTTTTGACGAATACCAAAAACTCTGCGGTGTGATCCAGGGTCTTGCTCTCGCAGAGCGTCATCTCCTCGACCTTGCAAAGAAAGTTGAAGAAGCCAATGAGTGAAATTCTCTTGCCCCCAGGCATCAGCCTGCCACCAACCATCCAGCCAATTGAAAAGCCCAAGGATGACACGCCGCCTGAAGAAAAAGCGACGAGTTTGCCCAGGCCAACGGGTTGGAAAATACTCTGCATCGTGCCAGACGTTTCAGAAAAACTCGACGGCACAGACTTGGACTTGGTCAAACCAACGTCCATTTTGAAACAAGAAGAACACGCCACCACGGTGCTGTTCGTCTTGGAAGTTGGCCCCGACGCATACAAAGACCAAGCCAAGTTTCCCACTGGCGCTTGGTGCAAAAAGGGCGATTTCATCTTGGTACGTACGTATTCCGGTACGCGGTTCAAGATTTTTGGCAAGGAGTTTCGTCTGATCAACGACGATCAGGTAGACGCAGTGGTGCAAGACCCGCGTGGCATTACACGCGCATAAGGAGTACTCATGGCAAACGAGTTTAAGTTTCCTGACGAGCAGGACAACAACGAGCCCGACATCGAGATTAAAAACGATGCGGACGACGGCAATGAGGTCGAGATTGAGATCGTGGACGATACCCCCGAGCGTGACCGGGGACGTAAACCACTGGATCGAGAGGTAAAAGACCCGACCGACGAGGAGCTGGACAGCTACACCGAGGGCGTCAAAAAGCGCCTTAAAGAGCTGACTCACGCACGCCACGACGAGCGCCGGGCCAAGGAAGCTCTGGCTCGGGAGAAAGCTGAGCTGGAGCGGCTGGCTCAGGCGATGGTGGACGAGAACAAACGGCTCAAGCAGTATGTGCAGTCCGGCACCGAGCAGTATATGACGATGGCCAATCAGGCGGCGGAAGCCAAGCTTGAGAAAGCCCGTCGAGACCTCAAGGCAGCGCAAGAGGCGTTTGATACTGACGCCATTATTGCCGCCCAGGAAGCACTGGCCGAGGCCAAGTGGGAGTCGCAAAATGCAAAAAATATGCGTGCACCCACTTTACAACAGCCGCAAGACGATGTACAAAGTCAACAACCGCAACCCCAACAGGTTCGGGCCGACGAAAAGACACTGCGCTGGCAGGCAAAAAACCAGTGGTTCGGCGCGGACGGGTTTGAGGAAATTACCAGCTACGCACTAGGGCTGCATAAAAAACTAGTTGCCAACGGGTACGACCCGCGAAGTGATGATTATTTCGAGCAGATAGACGCTCGCGTACATTCCAAATTCCCAGAGCTTTTTGGGGAAGCGGAAGAAAAGCCACGGTCGCAAGTTTCCCAGGCGGCACCGGCTAAAAAACCTACATCTGTTGTGGCCCCTGCCAGTCGTTCGACCGGCAGGAAAAAGGTTGAACTCACACCGTCGCAAGCCGCGTTGGTGAAAAAATTTAATCTTGACCCGCAAAAGTATGCACAGGAAGTTTTGAAACTGGAGTCACAAAATGGTTGAAACACAAGATCGCAATCCTCGTGAATTGAAGTCACGCGAAAAATCTGCTCGTGCAGTGTATGTACCGCCGAGCAACCTGCCTGATCCGACACCTGAGCCGGGCTGGGTGTACCACTGGGTTGGTACGCACATCTTGGGACAGGCCAATCCTACCAACGTGTCCCAAAAGATGCGTGAGGGTTGGGAGCCGGTGAAAGCAACGGACCATCCGGAACTGATGCTCTTGGGTAACGAAAAGACAGGCAACGTGGAGATTGGCGGGCTCATGCTCTGCAAGATGTCAACCGAACGCTTCCGCGCCCGTCAGGAGTACTACAACAAGCAAGCTCAGGGCCAGATGGACTCAGTGGACAACCACTTTTTGAGAAACAATGATCCGCGTATGCCGCTGTTTTCGGACAAAAAATCGTCCACGACACGGGGTGCCGGGTTTGGTTCTGGTTCAAAGTAATAAGGAGTTTTCATGTCTGCTGTACAAGCACCTTACGGCCTGCGGGCCGTCAATGAGCTGGGGGGTCTGCCGTACGCCGGTAGCACCCGTCAGTTTCCGATCAGCTCGGCGTCTGCCAACATCTTCAACGGTTCCGTTGTGGCTGTCGGCACTAACGGCTTGCTGACTCTTGTAACCACGGTTGGCTCTGACGCTAGCCCGTTCCCCGCAGGCGTTGTCGGCGTTTTTGTCGGCTGCACCTACGTGAACGCGCAAGGTCAAACCATCTACGCTCAGTACTACCCCACCGGCACTACCGGCGCCATTGCATACGTCATCGACGATGACCGTGCTGTGTTCCAAGTGCAAGCCAACGGTTCGCTGGGTCAGACCGCGTTGGGTGCCAACGTCGTGTTTGCTGCCGCTCAAACCGGCTCGACCTCGACTGGCAACTCGACCACGGCTATCAGCACCACGCTGGCTGCTACCGCTACCATCGCCTTCAAGGTTGTTGGATTTGTCGAAAGCACCACCTCGACTGTGGGCGACGCCTACACCGACGTGCTGGTGAAGTTCAACATGGGCTCGCATGCCTACAACACCGGCCTCGGCGTTGCGTAATAAGGAGTAACTCAAAATGGCAATTTCACGCGCACAACTGCTCAAAGAGCTGCTCCCAGGTCTGAACGCCCTGTTTGGTATGGAGTACGCTCGCTACGGCGAAGAGCACAAGGAAATCTACGAGACCGAGAAGTCGGAGCGTAGCTTTGAAGAAGAAACCAAGCTGGCTGGCTTTGCTGCTGCGCCTGTCAAGAACGAGGGCTCTGCCATCGCTTACGACAATGCACAGGAAGCATTTACCGCTCGCTACAACCACGAGACCATTGCTCTGGGTTTCTCGATCACCGAAGAGGCGATTGAGGACAACCTGTACGACAGCCTGTCTGCTCGTTACACCAAAGCTCTGGCCCGTGCGATGGCCTTCACCAAGCAGGTTAAAGCTGCAGCCGTTATCAACAACGGCTTCAACGGCTCGTACCTTGGCGGTGACGGCGTTACCTTGTTCGGCAACAACAGTTCCAACACGCGTGTTGGCCACCCGCTCGTTGGCGGTGGTGTTAACTTCAACAGCCCGACCACTGGTGTTGATCTGAACGAGACTGCTCTGGAAAACGCTGTGATTCAAATCGCTGCGTGGACCGACGAGCGTGGCCTGCTGATCGCAGCCAAGCCCCGTAAGATGGTGATCCCCCCGAGCCTGATGTTCGTTGCCAAGCGTCTGCTTGACACCGAGCTGCGGGTCGCAACTGCTGATAACGACATCAACGCTATCAAGCAGATGGGTGCTATCCCCGAAGGCTACACCGTCAACCACTTCTTGACCGATCCGAACGCATGGTTCCTGACCACGGACGTTCCCAACGGCATGAAGCACTTCGAGCGTATGCCCCTGGCAAACTCGATGGACGGCGACTTCGATACCGGCAACGTCCGTTACAAGGCTCGTGAGCGTTATAGCTTCGGCTGGTCGGACCCTCTGGGTATGTGGGGCTCGTCAGGTTCGTCCTGATGAAATTAGAAAAGGGGCCTTGTGCCCCTTTTCTTTTTGAGCTATATTGCTTCAACTCGGATTTCCCCGGGGCGTAAGACTGACCGAGCAGACGACATGCAGACGGACGCCCCATAACTCGCATGTGAGGAATCATCATGGCACAAACTAGCTTCACCGGGCCTGTCGCATCGGCCAATGGCTTTATCGTCGGCACCGCAGCTTCCCCCGTCTCCGTTACCACCGCGCAGAACATCAGTTCTTCGTATGGCACCACCTCCGCCACCACTGGCGACACGCGTCTGACGTACAACCGACTGGCTTTCACCTCGACTGGCTCTGGCGAGACCGGACGTTGGCTGACCCAAGTTACGGGCGCTGGCGCAGGTGCCGCAGGTACTGTTAACGGCGGCCACATCTCCCTGAGCATCAACGGTTCTGGCACTATTTCTGGTGCTGGTAACGCCCTGCGCGTGACCTTGGGCGGCTCTTCAACTGCTCCCGGCGGCACCCTTGCTGCTCTGCAAGTTGATTCGGACTTTGCTTCTGGCGCAACCTTGCCCGGCACCACCGCGTTTATTCGTGCAACCAACAGCGGCACGGGTTCGATTAGCAACCTGTTCAACTTGCCCGACGCTATGGTGCAGGCAATTGGCGCAACTTCGACCACGCCGACGCAGAAGATTCGTTTTGTTGACTCCGCCGGTGTTGGTTACTTCCTGTACGCAGTGGAAGCCTGATGCAGATAACCAAGGAATTCTTGGAATCTGAGATTGTCAAAATGGAGCAGCAACGCAACCACGCTCATGAGGTTGCCGTTGCTTCCCAAGCGGCGATTGATGTTCTTCAAGCAATGATTGCAAGACTGGAACTGCCAGAACCGGAGCCAGAAAATGACGATGCA